TAGGAGGCTCACCTGCCATAGCAACTTGCGTGTTTTGCTGTTGTCCCATAACAAGATCAGCAGACTGTTGGTCCATAAATTGATAATGTATATGACCAGCCGTTGCTCCAGCGGACGGATTCTTATATTCATCAATAACATAAACATTAGCGCCTAGCTGTTGCGCGATTTGTCTAACCATGTTAGCAGCTTCTGCGCTTTGTCTAGGGTCTGATATAGTAAAGTCACCAGCCAATCCCATAGCGTGTTTAGATCTAGTTCCTTCGTGATACTTATCATTAAAAGCAGTAAAACGATTAAATCCAGGAACTGACGACTGGATCATACCAGCCATTTTCAACACAGCTGGATGCGTATCTCCACCAGCAAAAGCTTGTCCGCCCATACCACCTTTGACGTTTAGTTCTGGTGATCCGAGAGGAGCACCAGCACCGCCAGGTGCTTGAATAGAACCTACGCCACCAGTTCCTGTTGGTGGTTGTGCTGGAGCAGGTGTTATTTGAGCACCACCGCCGGCAGGAGCGCCACCTGCTACTCCAACAGCTCCACCGCCAGCTGTTTGTGTTCCACCTGGCGGCGGAGTTAATCCTTCACCCTTTTCGTATTTCTGAGCAATGTTAACTCGAATTTGTCTATGAGCACCAGACGATCTTTCATAGAATTGATCGACAGCAGCAGCAGCCGAAGCCGCATCCTGTGTCTGACGAATCCTGTCGCCAGCTTTCTTTTCGGTATTATTCAGTTCCCAATTAACATATTCAAGTTGTTCCTGGAAATTAGATTCACGAATATCTTTATTATATATCTGCTTAAATCTGTTCTGACGATCTGGATGCCACTGCGCAATACCATATGCTTTTCCACTATCACCAAGAGCATTTGTTTTAAATTTAGATTCTACTTCGATGTTGGCAGCGATACCAATAGCTTGTGCTTTAGTCCATCCTTTACTTACAAAAAAGTCAATCGCTTCTTTTGCACTACCGCTGGCAGCTACACCTTTTCCAGTATATTCTGGTGCTGGTGCTCCTCCGCCTGCGGGCCCTGCACTTCCACCAGATGGTCCTGCTCCTGCGCCAGCTGGACCTGCGCCACCACCTAACACAGAACCAATTATAGCACCAGCACCTACGCCCGCAGCAGCACCAATGATCCCAGCGCCAGCTACAGTTGCGATATTGCGCTTTGCTCTTATCATTCCTATACGAGCTGCGCGTTCTTCGACTTCTTTTTTACGAGTCTCGCGATAATTAATTTCTTTTACTTTGAGTTCTGTACCTCTAGCAGCTTTAGAACCACCAACTGCTCTAGGATTAATCTTTCGCGGTTTAGCTCCTCCAGCTTTAGTAGCAGAAGGAACACCCGTCATCGTTTCAATTACTTTATCTTGGAACTCTTGATTCTGTTGAATAAGTCGCTGGATGATTATATCGTTTTGTTCATTGAGCGTTTTGACGACATCAGTCAGCGAATCAGCAACAGTCGTCATCTTGTTCTGATTAACGTCGTTTATCTTTACGATGTTGTCGGTTATCTTAAGAGCTTTTTCTACTTCTGTGCTGATGACGCGCATGTTTTTGTCATCAAGCATTTCTGTTCGCTTCTTAAGTTCAACTTTAGGTAATGCTTCGGAAACTGCTTCGCGCTTACCGAAATAACTAGCAAGCTTTTCGTTTACAGGCTTACCTTCTTCGTCTACGACATTACCTTCTTTGTCGTAATAGTACTTTGAATTTTTAATTCTACCCGCAAGATCTTTTAATCTACGGCGTGTTTTCTTTGGTTTTGTTTCCTTGACTGGCTCTGGTTTCTTTTCAGGCATAGGCGGAAACATTACAGCAAATCGAGCTGGAGCAGGCTTACCATTTTCGTCAACAACCGAACCATCACTTGCGTAATAGTACGTTGTGTCCTGTATTTTACCTGCTACAATTCGATCATCTTTTGCCATTTATCGTCGCTTTTCCTGTTCTTCCCTTAACCTTTCAAGATATTCAACCAACATTTTAACATAGATATCCCTCTCCCACGGAATCATACCTTCTATGTCACTCAGCGAGTATTTGTGGTGCTGCATTAACGAGAAATTAGTTTGGTAGTAATTCGCAAGTGTATTATGAGAGAGGATCATTAAAAAAAATCAGACATTCCCTCCAACGTCACTTTGTCTTCCTGTCCACATCCTCTACACTTATAGGTAAATGTGTGACGCAGCTTTGGCATAGTGTTGATGAATTCCATAATCTTACTAAACTGTGCGTTGTTCAATGATTCGATAAAGTCAACGGAATCCTGTAGATTATCTGGTTCGTAGACATTATCGTCGTCATAAACAGACAATATACATTTGGCAAGCATTTCAATTTCGTCGCTACCTTCGCTCACCTTCTTAACGTCATTGATAGTAGGATAGCGCATTTCCATACCAAGCTTATCGTCGAGTTGAATCTTATTGCTATGCTTTGGATTCTTATCGACTTTGACTTGCTCAAGATTAATTTCTACAGGAGTAACAGATTCGCATGTAATCCCCTGATAGTTCACTCCGCCAGTATGGCGATACTCAAGCTTGACGATTTCGCCGACAGACTTAGCACGAATATTGAGAAACAGATATTCCAAATCGAAATAGGGAATTTTCTCAACATTAACGTCTTCGGTACATGCTGCGATAACGTCTTTGACTGCATCAATCATCGAAAGCGAATCTTCCGACTGCGCAGCCATGAGCAGCATCTTTTCTTCTTTCACTAGGAACGGTCTGAACGTGATACGTTTTCCAGTGGAAGGTAGTTCTAATCCAAATTTAGCAATCGCAATTTTAGGTAATGCCATATTTCACTCCAATTATCTTCTGTTTGATTTATCCATATCGTATAAAGAACTTTGTGGGAATGTGTAATTAAGTTCCGTAGAACGATGATACTTAATTTCTACTTGTAGTTTACCATAACCTTCATCTCCCCAAGCCATTGCGATATCATGAACTGAAATAGGAAATGCTTCTTCGAGCAGGATTTCAGTTTGTAGGGTATAGTTGTTTCTAGAAGTATCACTCTTTTTAGCTTTTTCATCAAGCGGAATAGAATACTGTAGAATCTTAATCGTGCCAATTCCATCCTGATAATACTTCGTATCGAACTGTCCCTTCATGATTGTACGATTGCGATTGACGCGATAATGACCTACAAAGAAATCTTGCCAACGCATAAATATCTCGCGCTCGCGCATGTCACGCGAAAGAATAACAGTCATAGATACAGGCTGTTGTGTAAATCTATATGGAATAGAACGAACTGGACCGTGATAATTTTGATCTAGTGTAGTGAGCGTTCTACCAGGTAAATTTAAAGCTTCGATACGAAAACGCATACCATCTTTTAGACCAAACTGAGAAAGGATATTTGCGCCATATTCATTTCTATAGGATCCAGGACCTGTTAAGATCATAGCTTCAAAATGCGATGTACTTGCTACTCCAGACTTAGCGATGGATGAATTAAAATCTGCGATGTTAAATGGCATTATTATATCCTACTGCGACTATCGCGATAAATGCGTTGCTTATTTGAGCCAACAAATCTATCAAGCGGCAGAAATAAAGCCATTTCCCATTCAGTAGGCTCAATATAAAAATATCTGGTTTTGACGTGAGCTGTTAGATATCTTTTGATACAAGGCTTGAAGAAACGATAACGGCTCGCTTGCATTAGTATGTTATACGAAATTTTCAATCGAGTCGTTTCGTCTATTTCTTTTGTTGTTGCTGTGTAATACAAAGCATCCATTAATCTAGCACGAAGAGGCGGCGGTAGATAGTGAAGATTGAGACCGAGGAATGATCCTCCGCTCGCAGCAAATCCGTTAGTTTTAGCAGAACCAATCGGAATAACCAAAGGAAATCTGTCATAGTATGGAAGTTTATCTTTATGTTTGGGATCATATTGAAACAGATACATACGACCAATCATAGGCTTATCTGTCAGCTTTCCGCCGCTACTGCGAATCATGCGACTTGGGTTTACAGATGTGACTGCGCGAGCTTGCTGACGAAACCATTCGCGGCTACTCTTTTTAACTGATGGCGCAACTCCAATGTTTGCACCACGCTTAACTATCGTATCGAAAACATATGCTACCATTAGATTCCTAATTCCTTTTCCGTAAGCACTACGAATTCCCACTTACGATCTTCGCAATAATCTTTTGCTGCGTGCCACTTTGACATATTTATTCCGAAGGTCGCCACCTCGCGCAGATACTTTTTCGTTGGTTTTGTTCCCTTTCCTTTAGGAGTAGGAGGAACAGCTTGCGATCGCGGCTTGATCTCAATCATTTTCACAACGACATCACCATTACGATCGCGCATGCGCACGAGGAAATCTGGGAAATAACGATGCCATTTCCCGTCGATAGGTGACTTATATGGGATAGCGAGTTCTTCAGATGCCCACTGAATGATATCGGATCTCTCATCGAGTAGTTTCATAAAGCGTAATTCCCACGATGATCGATAAACGATTTACGTGGGATCACCTTTATATTTCTCTGGATGTTTAGGAACAAACCTACCTGTATATGGTACCATAACATCTATATATTCGATATAAATATAAAAAAGAAAGGAAACCTGATGGGTAAATCAACAGTATTAAACGGTTTAAGATCACTAGCTTCAAGACGAGCTAGTGCAGGAACTGTTGTTGCTACTGCTGCTGTTGTTGGTCTTGGTGCTTTGGCATTAAAGCTAGGTTCTATGGCAACAGCCGGCGGACAAAAACCTGATGCATACGCGGGTAAAAGCTATACCTTTCCAGACGACTTATCTAATTTAGATCATTGGATCTCATTTACTGCTGTAGAAACTAAAGGTAAATTTGCTGATCAAGTTTCTAGCTGGGGAAATGGATTAACTAATATCAGCGGTCAGTTCGGTATTTCTGGTGGTTCGATGTTCTTACCAATGCCGTCCAACCTTTCGACAGATTATCTACACGGCGGAGCATATACCGAACAAGATTTAGGTGCCGCGGGTGCTATGTTAAAACCTGGTGATCGTAGTCTGTATGGTAATCAAGGAGATATGGCTGGAGTAGCGGAATTTGCTGGCGCGGCTGCAGGAGCGACCGCAGCAGTAGCAGGTGCTTTAGGCGGAAACAAATTCCTTGGTGTAGGATCTGGTGGATTTACTGATGCTGCGCTTAAAGTTGGTGGTGGAATTGCTCAGAACCCAAACAAAATCGTATTGTTTAAAGCTGTTCCGTTTAGAGATCATTCATTTAGTTGGAAATTGTCACCAAAAAATCGCCAAGAATCTGACACAATACAAGGCATGATAAAAATGATGAGATTTTATGCTCATCCTGAGTTTGTTGGTGGTGGTCTGTTCTTCAAGTATCCTGAGTTCTTTCATATTCGATTTAATCATCCTGAATATCTATTTGACCTACGTCCGTCAGTATGTACCGACATCAAGGTGAATTATCATTCTCAAGGTTATCCTGCATATATTCGTGATAAAGATGGAGGTGGTATTCCTGCTCCCGCTGAAGTAGAATTAACATTGTCATTTAAAGAAGTTGAAATCATTACGAAAAATTCGTTAGCGGAAGGATTCAACTAAATGGCATTTTACTTTAGACCATTTCCTACGATAAAATATCGAATACCTAATCAAAAAAAATCTGTTAGCGTTACAGATATCACTAGACGATTTGCATTGACTAGTTTTATATCAAACGCAAAAGTCACGTTCGATCAATACTTGCTGCAGGATGGTGATCGTCCTGATACAGTAGCATACGAGTATTATAGGGATCAAACGCTTGATTGGCTTGTATTACTTGCCAACGAAATTCATGATCCTTATTTCCAGTGGCCTCGCACATACGAGCAGTTCAATTCGTATATCAAACAGAAATATGGCAGTTTGGAATACGCTCAGTCGACTAATCATCACTATGAGCAAATCATTACACCATATCAAGTTTTGAACGATAGCGGAACTCAGCGTATCATACAGGAAAAAACTCTTACAGTTGATTATACTACGTATGCTTCACTGATTGCATCAGAACGTAGAGCAGTTTCCATTTACGATTATGAAAACAAAATCAACGAAGACAACAGAAACATTTATCTGTTAGATCTTAATTATACGCTCCTTGTCAAAGAGCAGCATCCATATATTTTCGATGAAGGTGTATATGTAAGATGAGCGATGTAGGTGGTGGTAGTATAAATCAGGTAGTTGTTGACGGTGAAGAAATCAAGCAGCTGATTAATTCTCTTGATTATTACGAAAGCGTTTATTCTCCGTGTGCTTCTTGCAATTTCACAGTTAACGACTCCAGCGGATTCAATCAAAAGGCTAATTTGTCTGGCGGTGAAGACGTATCTATTTCATTCGGAACTCGAGACGGTAACTCTATCAAGATGAATTTTGTGGTCGTTATGCAGGGTAATCGCATGCGCACAAAAAATAGTCAGGATATGTTTAATATCAATTGTGTGCCACAAGAGTTTCTTGAACAGAATCAAAAGGAAATCGTCAAAACATATAAGGGCAAAAAAGTGTCCGATATGGTGAAAGATTGGCATGAAGAATATACAAAAGAAACTAAAACAATCAAAAAAGATCTAACAACTAACGAAGAAACTGAAGATAAGCAAAGTTATCACGGTACAGGCAAATCGCCAATTACTGCTATTCGTTGGGCTGCTAAAGAAGGTAAGTCGGCTGAAGCAAAAGCATCCAACTATTTGTATTTTCAAGACCGTGACGGATATCATTTTCGCACAGTAGATAAAATGCTTTCTGAAGGTGATAAGTATACGTTTTCTTATGCTATACAGAACTTAGGTCCAGATGGCGGTGATCCCAATTTCAAAATCATTTCGTTTGACCAAAAAGGTGATTTCAATAGCTTAGATTCTAGCTATAATGGCGCTGATTCGGATCATTGGTATTTCTACGATCCTACGGTAGGGAAGGTCGACTCGTCGGAAAAAGGTAAGCGCGACGGAGCAGGCGAAACTACTCACACAGGTTCTGCTCAGTTAACGCAGAAACAAACCAGCGGTCGCGGCGAACGATATAATCTAATCGTAGCGCCAGGACAGGTTAAAAGTAAGTTCCGCGACTCGCGCGATCCTAATATCGGTGAATATAAGCGCTCGCTTCCCGAACACGCAGCCCAATCATCGGCTGCTGTACAGCTGGATAATCTAGTCATAAATATTCGTGTTCCTGGTAACACTGAGTTCAAACCTGGAATCAAAGTTCGAATCAATATTCCGGCTAATCAAGAAGGAATGGAATTGGATCAGCGTTCTGGTTCATTTCTTGTGACTTCGGTGAGGCATGTATTATACAAAGAAGATAATGATATGAAATATAATTGTATTCTTGAGTGTAAGTCTGATTCTAAAAATAAATCTTCATCTGGTAATTCAGGAGTTGCATAATGGCTGAAGAAGGCACAGTAATGGGCCAGGACGGCATGAAATGGTGGATGGGCACTGTTGAAGATCGCGGTTCTGGTCAGTTTTCAGGGGAAAAAGATAATCTAAAGCTCGGACGAATCAAAGTCCGTATCGATGTACATCACTCGCAAGATAAGGGTGTTCTTCCTACCAAAGATTTACCATGGTGTTATGTTTGTACACCTACATCATCAGCTTCAATTAGTGGTATAGGATCAAGCCCTACAGGAATTGCAGAAGGTACTAAGGTTCTAGGATTTTTCATGGATGGAGCCGCTGGTCAAATTCCTGTTGTGCTTGCAACTATGCCGCATATCCAACAGAAAGGTGGAGCTGGTCAAGGAGCTCCAGGATCTGGAGGTGCCAAGTAATGGCTAGCATTACAGTAAAACCTTTAAGAACTACAAACACAGCACCTATTCTTACAGGCACAGTAGATTACACTCGTATCGATGCTACTGGTGTTCCGCGCGAAACTATCGAAATCGAAATCAATTACAACGTGTATAAGTTATTCGATGGTCGTTTAGGTGTAGATGAAAAAGTTACACCTAACGTATGGAAACTGCATTTCGACAGTCCACTAATCGAAGGAACATATGACGTAGAAGCTCGTGTTGTTGATGTTAACACTCGCGCTGTGCTTGCGAAAGACAAAACAAATGGCGAGCTTATTATTGAACCGCTCCCTGTAGAAGTATTAGAAAAGCAACAAAATCTTACTATATTGGAAAAGGTTGCGCTTGTTTCTGGGCTTATGAATAGTGTCAATAAGATGTTCGGTGGACAGAACGGTGTAGGTGGTAATCCTGCTGTGCATCCATCGCTCGATGATGATAGTTCTACTTCGCTTGCTGGTCGTTCAGATCAGGAACGCGGTGAAGATCCGCGCATTAAAGATAAAGAAAAACGAGCAGCTGCAACAACAGCTCCTGTTCCTCCTAAGAAACATCCAATGAAATCTACTGACAGCGGAGCAAGTAAGCCAGATATAGAAGCTCCAGATTCTGGTGAATCTAAAGATGCGCTATCAAAAATACCAAACTCGTATAAGCTAACTAATGCTGAAATGTCTGCTGTTCAAAAAGCACAAAATGCTAGAATAGACGCGATTTATGGTCCCGGCGTTATTCATACTGATTAAGGATTAAATTTATAATGGCGAAATATAAAGAACAGAAACCTGGCGGTGGTAGTTCCAAGTATCTTGGAAATCATGTTATGACTACTGAAGCTGGTCATAAGATTGAGATTGATAATTCTCCAAATGATAGACGTATCCATGTTTATCACGCGAGCGGGACTTATATTGAAATCAAAGACGACGGTGCTCGTATTGCAAAAGTCGTAGCTCAGGATCAGGAATTTCTTGAAGCTGGTAAAGATCAGAAGATCACTGGTCAGTTTAATCTTACTGTTGACGGCGATGTGTTCATTCACGTCACTGGTAGCATGAAACAGGAAGTCAAAGGTGACTACGAAATAGTCACACATGGTGATTTCCGTGTCATTTCATCTGGTAATAGTCTACAGGAAACTGGTGGAGATCAGCGTGTTCAGGTGAACGGTAAGACTTCACACAGAACTGGTGGTGAGCGTGAGCATATCACAGGTTCTAATATGGTAGAAACTGTTGGTGGAAATCGAAACGTAACAGTTTCAGGCGATTCAGCCAATATGACTGCCGGTTCGACTGGTATCGTTTCTGGTGGTGACGTATCTATCGTATCTGCCGACAATATGGGCCTTGGAGCTGGAGGTGAATTGGGTATTGGTGTATCTGGTAATATGACTGCTAAAGCTGCTAAGATTTTCTTAAATTAAGGGGATATTAAATGGCTGATGGTTCTTTTACCTTTTTAGTTGACGGAAAAACAATAAATGTGACTAGTTTAGATAAATTACCTAGCGCAGACGCAATAGGTGCTGCTACATCATTTAGAGTTTTAGCATTCGAACCGGTCATTGATAAAATCTGTAACAGATCAGGATGCAGAGCAGATCTTACTAAAATAGACAATATGATATCTACAATGCGCGGATTGTTAGCGAAGGAAAAATAAATGCCTGCTGTAACTAGAGTCGGTGATGCCGATATTTGTCATTGCTCTGGTATGACAAGATCGGGACACAGTTCTGATGTAATCATCAATGGGTTAGGTGTAAGTCGTCAAGGCGATTCTAACACAACACACGATGATGATGCATGTTTACCTCATTCTGCTGCAATAACAACTGGTTCTACAACTGTATTTGCTAATGGTAAGGGTATAGGTAGAATAGGTGATGCTATCACAGGTTGTACAGCTGTAGCAGCAGGTTCTCCAGACGTATTTGCAGGTGGATAATGGTCGATCAACTAACAATAGATTTTAAAATATCAACAGCTTATCCTGACGCAGTAGCAGGAAATAAGTATACGATCAGTGGTGTTGAGTATACATATAAGGGTTCAGATAAAATCCATGATATGTTGGATGATTTAAAAAGAACTCATCCAGATCTGGTTGACGCAGCAGCAGCGGCTGCTATGATGGCTGATCCTTTGGGATACAAACCACCAACTTTCCAGCTTGATCCTAAAGTCGCAAAAGGATTAGCAACTCTTAATGCTGCATCAAAAGTCGCAGGAGCTGTCAATAATTTGACAGGTGGCGCATTGAGCGGAGCCGCTGGTGCAGCTGCCGGTGCTTTGGGTGGTGCATTAGGAGGCGCTGCTGGCGCAGCTGCAGGAGCATTAGGTGGTGGTCTTTCTTCGCTTACTGGATTAGCTAAAGGATTTGTTCCTCCTGGATTAGATGCACCTATGGAAGCTATGAAAGGTGCTATGGGAGCAGTAACAGCAGGAATACCGGGACTTCCAGGCGGAGTTGGTGCAGCTGCTTCTGGTGCGCATAATATCGCTGGTCAAATCGCTGGTGTTAAAGCACATCTAACTGCTCAGGTAAAAGGTCCAGCTGCTGCGCTATTTAAAGCTGTTAATGGTAATTTATTGTCAGATATTCCAGGTGCAGATGCGCT